CTCTCTCCCATGGCATCATATTTTCTAATTCTGTTAAACTATATTTATGATGTTGCATCAATGCAAAGTTTGTTTTATAGTAATTAAACAAACTATCATGAGAGAGTGCTATTCTAAAAAACTCTGGAGGCCCTCCAATATAACCTCACTTTTTTTCTTTGTATTTGGATTAGTTACTGTTATTGGATGTCTCAGTTTGGGCATCGTGTTAAAAAAGTTCATGATTTGTTCAAATTGTGATGATGTCATTTGTTCTATAAACTCATTTAACTCTTTATCAGTTATGTCAGTCCTGTGGTAAACTTCATCACCATAGTCGATCTTACTTACGCACTTATTAAGTAGTTCAAAGACAGTCTGCGTTTCTGATTTACCATCCATACCTGTTAAGTCATTTAACAATGGATAGTTTAAATGTAACTTAATGTTATCTGTAACATCTATCACGTTAGTATGTTCATCTGTTATTTGTATAAAAATTTCAGATAAGTCTAATTTTACTGGAACTTTTGTTTTTTCATCGTCTGGACAAGTAACCATAACCTCAATTTTTTCTCCAACAGACTTTCCTCTAATTTGTAAGAAAATATATTCTATATCAAAAATTGGAGATGTTGACGAATTTATTTTGTTAAATGTGCAAGAATCTACTAAGTTAGAGACAGTTTCAATCATCTCTGATTCTTTATTAGACTCTTGAGCAATCATTAGTAATTTTTGTTCTTTAACCAGAAATGGTCTATACTTTACTTTTTCTCCTGTTGATGGTAATTCCAATTCATAGGTTGGTGTTTCTAATTTTGGTAAAGCCATAATTTTTCATCCTTTAATTATAATTTAGATAATACTTTTGGTATTCTCGATAATATTTGTCTTTCAACTGTATCACCTAAAACATCTCTAACTCTATCACCAAGTGGTTTAGGTAAATTTGCTTCATCTGCAAGTGACTTCCAATACCTGTATGCGAAAGTAACTTGCATTGTTTGTAAAGAGTTTGGTGTTCCGTAATCCAACAAAGAGGGTTGAACACTTTTTGGGAAACACTCAACTAATCTTACTCCGTATCTTCTTCTGTCATTCGTATCTAATTGATAAATGTCTATTGAACCAGTGTATGAGTCATAATATTGCATAGCCCAAGTTTGTGGATTATATGCACATCGTTGCCAGGTTTCAAATAATTTTCTTTCCTTTAAATCTTGTGATAACTGAAAGGTTGCATTTAAATCTCCGTAAACAACACCTTGTGCTATTTCTCTTACTGGGCCATAAATGTTTACATCTTGAACTGTTTCTATGTCTCTGCCAGGAATGACTATTTGACTACATCGCAATCCAGTTTGCCTAGCAGTTCCATCTTGAGTATTCTGTCTCATTACTGTTGAGAAAATGTTTAACAAATTTTGATTTCCCTTTGAACCTGTTGGTGGATGTAAAACTACCTCGTATCGAGACTGTATTGCAAAACCATCATCAGTGCGAAAATCTGCAAGAACTTCATTTAATACTCCGTATGCAGCTCCCTCTAACGCTCTTCCTAAATCAAAATCTGGCATTTATAAAACCGCCCTTCTACTGTCTGACCACACTTTTCTTGATGAGGCCTTTTTAAATTGTTGTACAGGTAGTAATGTTGCAATAACAAATTCATCTGCGTCTATTCTACGAAATTGTGATTGCACATAACCTTTTAAGTATTTATGTAAAGTTGGTTTAATTAATTTAATTCTACTTACATTATTATATGTGACATTTAATCTTGTAGTTTCATCCAACTTATCGTTGTTTGAATAATCCATAAGTTTATCGAGTAGTCTCATTCTAAATGGTATGGGTAAATAGTGAAAATTTATTCCAAGAAATCCCTCAGAATAAAATTTTAATGGTAACACTAAAGGAAATATGTCGTAGTAGGGTAACTTTTGTTTAAGTTTAGGATCGTAAAAAAACATATTTAACTTACCAATGTATGGAATACTTCTACGTTTACCCTCTCTCACCAGTTTATCAGAGTTAGGTCTACCTAGTTCTCTTATCTTTCTACGATACCAGTCAATAGATAAATCTCTACCCCCAGCAGCTCTTTTAACTTGTTGTATGTATTTACTTACGGCCATGTAATTATTTATACTGAGGGTTTAAATGGTCTTCGGTAAGTATCTTAAACTCCATGTTTTGGTCTTTACAATACTCTGTTGCAGACTTCCACTTTGCAGAGTTGATACCCCAATTTTCTACATCTTTATACCACTTTTTTGTTTTACGTTTTGGATTACTTACTGGTGGTTTGGTTTGATATTTTGGTTTGACCTCTATGATAAATTTTTTAATCGTTCCATTTGATTGTTTTACTTTCATGTAGAAGTCTGGGAAGTAACGATGTATTCTACCATCCCATGGCGACCTATAAGGTATAATAACCTCTTCACTTCCCCACTCCAATACTGCGTTGTTATTATCACAGTAAACCATGAGTTTACGTTCCCATAATGAACGATATATCACTTGAGAATAATCACCCCTATATTTCTTGGGGTTCACTGGTTTGTATCTACCTTTATATGACATGGTGTATAAATAATAAAAAAAGTTGTAAGGATATTTATATGCCAATAGATTTCGCAAGAGGGGCCGCAACACAAGTAGGTGGAACTATACTTAGAAGAGTCGCTGGTGGTATCGGTGATATTATTAAAAGTAAAGAGAGAAGTCCTACCTCACCCATTGAACCAACAACAAGATCAAAATATGCAACTGGTAAAATTAGAAGTTTTCCAATAGATATAGGTGAAGACCCAGGCGTGGGTAATCATGGGCATTACATAATGTTTTTCATCAATCAGGTAAAACCAGCAAAGTTGAAGATGATGAAAACACAGGATGGTAAACAAAACTTAGAAAAATCAAAACAAGAACACAATATTCCAGAGCAAACAAAAGAGGTAGATAGAAGAAGATTAGACATCAAAGGTGTTACGTTTGGACAAAATAGAACATCAGCTATAGAAAGCGAAGGATTTCATTTTGGACAGAAACAAAATGTTACACCAAATGTACATATAGATGACAATATGTCAACAAAAACTGCCACAAGAGCAAAAGAACAAGCCAGAACCGAAGGAAATACTTTATCAATTCAAAGAGCACCAACCACTCGATTATCTGATGCAATACAAATGTATATGCCTCCTCAAGTTCAAGTAAATTATATTGCAAACTATACTGACACTGAAATAGGTATTACGACTCAAGCTGCAGTTGATATTTTTGATACTGTTGTTGGTGACGCATCAGTACGAGAAAAGGGGTCAGCAGTTATTGATAGGATTAAAACTGGAAGTGAAGATTTTTTATTGTCAACCGCACTAAAAGGTGCAGATACTTTTTTTCCAGGCGCAAAGGCAGCATATGAAATAGGAAAAGGACAAATAATTTCAGATAGATTAGAACTTGCATTTCAAGGAATTGCAAAAAGAAAATTTCAATATATATTTAAGATGATGCCAAGAAGTGAGAGAGAAGCTCAAGAAATAAAACAAATTTTACAATTATTTAAAGTAAATATGTTACCAGAGTTTGTTGGAGGAGACAGGTCTGGTAGAAGAATGATAGTCCCTAACACATTTAACATTCACTATATGTATTTGGGAAGTCAAAATCAATATCTTGACCCCATATCTGAGTGTGTATTAACAAATATGAGTGTATCTTATGGTGGAGAAAGATTTAGAACTTTTGATCCAGACTCATCTGGTAATGCACCACCTGTAGAGACACAGATGCAATTAGAGTTTTCAGAACTAGAACTTATCACTAGAGAAAGAGTATTGGAAGAAAATGAACCAATGTCTTTTGGGCCAACTAACTCAATAGATTAAGGAGACACAATGTATTTCGATAATTTTCCAATAATTAGTTACAAGAAAAAAGATGTGACTAACTTACTCAGGAGAGTTGCAATTAGGTCTAAAGCAAAAACAAACACACTAATATTTGACACTTATGATGTTAAGGAAGGTGAAACTCCAGAGATGATTGCAGATAAATTATACGATGATGTGGAGTTACATTGGGTTGTATTAATAGTCAATAATATTGTGGATAGATATCATGAGTGGCCTATGTTTGGTAATCAGTTTCTTGATTATGTAAATGAAAAATACTCAAACCCATCTGCAACACATCACTATGAGATTGCACAATCCTCTGGTGATACATCTATTAAAATAAACATTGGAACAGATAATACAGATTATCCAACTGCAACTGCAATAACAAACTTTGAGTTTGAACAAACA